TAAGTAGATTCAGCTAAAGAGTCTCCTATACCTGAGACTATCTCAACTATTTCATTAATAAGCGGGACTCTTTTGAAATCAGGTTGACTATTGTAGGCAAACGGTAGGCCTTTGGTTTCCTCTTCGACTGAACTGCTAAGTACCTTGTAACGAATACCGTTTAATGCTTGTAATTTTCCTTGAGATACGTAGTCAGGGTGAGTTGAGTCTAAACAAATATCTACTACTCTTGCAAAAATCCTATCAGTACTACCTGGGCCTTTACCATTCTTAGGTTCAAAAGAAGACACTTTGCTAAATAGACTAGTATTAAATGACATCTTCGTCCTCTTCTTCGTTCATCTCTTTCTGGACAGATTCAATTTTCTCTTCTATAACTTCGTCTTCTTGTAGTAGCGCTTGTAATTCTTCAGAGTCAAACCAGTCGGTATCGCTACCTGTACTTTTTTGGAGAGAAGTCTCTAGCCTCTGTACTATAGTAGCTATTTTAACTAACTGATCGTCGTTTTTCACTCCTATCTCTAAATATTCTTTTATCATAGGCACAACAAGGGTAGCGTCTCCTACATCTTCAATCAATGGCTTTAGCTCTGAGATAAGGGTAGAAATTTGTTTATCCTTCTTACGGGAATTATCGTAAATCTCTGAGAAGAGATCAGAAAGAGACTTGCCTTTAAATATTTCAGTTTCGAATCCCATGGTTTTTAATTATAAATATAACGGGATATATATTTTATCTATAGACTAGTCCTACGTCGTCTCTTTCTTCGTAGAGTTCGTAGAACCGTTCTTTGAGAGTTTTAATTACTCTAGTTAAGTGAGGTGTCTTGCAGTCGGTCATCTCTCTAATATATATGTAAAGAGCTTTTTTCTTAAATATCTCAAGATCTCTACGAGTTGAAAATACAGTTAGTATTGCGTCGGCGATTTGTCTGTCTTGATCTTTGTAAAATAGCTCATCTAACTCTTCGTACATCGTTTCGATAAAGAAGTCGAAAAATTGAGATAAAGAAAGAGCGTCTTTATGAACAATTTCATCAGGGGATTGAACGTCTTGTTCATACTCCTCAAAGGTACCTTTCTTTTTTAACTTCTTATAATTTTTATTATTGTAATTTATAAGCCATCTCTTAATTATAGTACCGAAGTAAGAGTAGGATTTAGCACCTACTGAAGGATCAAACTTATGGATCTTTTCTTCAATCATTAAAGCTATGATCTTATGCTTCAAATCCTCAACGTCGTCAACATCGGTGTAGTAGAACTTAAAGGTATGTATAATATTCTCTGAGAGTTTATAGAAAGGGTAGTGTAGATGTCTCTCGAATATTTTGGCTTTCTCGTTTTGGTCGTCAGTACCGTTGTAGGCAATTATGTAATCGTCAACTTCTGGTGGCCAATATTGATTATTCTTCTTTTTTCTCGGCATTTTCTACTTCCTGTGCATAAAGGTTTAAATTTTCTTGAATAACCTTTATTGCTTCGAAGAAAGTACCTACTTCGTCGTCTGCTTGATAAATACCTTTAGAATCTAGCATTTCTATATGGCGTTTTCCTTCCATGATAGTAGTTGAGATTTCTTGTAAGTATCGAGTTTGAATTTCTACAGCATCTTCATATGCTTCGACTTTTCTAAGTAAGTTGTATACACCGTATAAACTTAGAGATAAACAAATAAATAGTAAAATTAAAGCTATTTCTAGTAACATACTTTATAGATTTTTTATTAAATTAGTTAAATCCTTAGATCCTTTAACTTTTTTAGGTCCTTTAGCGGTTTTTTTAGTAACCTGCTCTACATTTTCGGACTTGGAGTTATACCATTGATCGTATTCAACTTTAGAAGCTAGGTAATCTGCTTGATGTAAGATATTTACTATATTAGTTCTAAATTTAGAATCTGGGTTATAGCTCATAAAGTAAGCTTTGTTAGCTTCATCGTAGATTCCGTCATGTAGTCTGATGGCCATATACTCGTTATGGCTAAGATTGATACCAAACTTCTGGAGTATGTATAGTGATCTATCTTGAATTAACATAAACGGTAGTTCTTTATTCGGAGTATACTGTTCGTTTAAGTTCTTTTGCCGCCATTGATCTGTTTGACGAATATACCCTTCTACTTCTCCATCTCCTACTTTACCTAAATCGTGAAATAGAGCAGAGAAAACTAACTCTTCCTCAGTAAAGTTAATATCAGCACCCATCTTCATCCATAAGTCCCTAGTCATAAGAGAGCATTGAATAACTCTATTAACGTGGTCGATGTAACCACCGGGGAAGGCGTTGTGAAAATGAGACTTACCAGAAGCCGGTGCTAGTACCATCTTATCCTCAAGAGCTTCAACCATTAAGAGTACTTGATCTTTTCTATCTTCACTAATAAATTTTTCAATTATAGCTAGATGTTTCTCCCAATTCTTTTGTATTTGTTCGGCTTCCATTAGTCTTGTGTTTCTCTATTGAGGAAAGTTTGTATGTCGGCTGTATCATCAAGTATCTTCTCAATCATTTCGAAAGCTTCTTTATATTCCTCTAATCTAATGTGGTACCCAATTTTTTTTACCTTAGCTTCTACTCTCTCGAGCTTGGTTTGCATAACTTCTTTAGTTTTCATATATATTATTTATATTAATTTATAATTAATAATTAAGTATTTTATATTATTAATATTATATATTATAATAATAGTACCTAATAAATCTATAAGAAAAATACGAAATAAAATAACGAAAGGCAACTATGCTAGTTCAAACTCTGGATAGTATAGATTCTGTACTACGTCGAGTACTTTTTGAATCTTAGCACATTTTTCGTATTCTTCTAGTAAAACAAAGTGGTTAATATACTCTACTAAAGAGTTTTCCACTGTTCCATAACCTAAATCACCGACGGTATCGAAAAAAGGTTCAAGTTTATTTAGATTAATTCTAAGTAAATATTTAAACATCTTATTGAAGTACTTATTACGAACTCTACTCCTAACTGTTTCGTATTGGTCTGGGAATTTGTTAGTATAGATGTCGTCTAGCTTCCAATAAGTCTCTATCCCTCTTACAACCGTGTTGAGTAAGACAGTATCGTCTTCCATCAAGAACTTCATTCCAGCTTCTTCATAAACCTGTTCATCATCTTGATTGAAGATTTCAAATACATTATCAAGATTCATCTTCTTCATATACATAAATATAGTTAAATTTTTGGTTAAATAAAAGTTGATGTTTAACATTTTTCTCACTATACTACGTATAAACACAAAATAAATACTTAAAATGGTTACGAAAAGATTAGATATAATAACAGAAGAAGACGCACAAGCAAGAGGTCTCTATACGTTAGATGAAGATCCTCTAGCACCTGATGTATCTTACGCACGATACATCTCGTTGACTCCTCATCCAGATCCTAAATTACAGGAAGAAGGATGGGAAAAAGTTACTTACTACGTTGATAGAGAGCAGAATAAACACATGTTCGAACCCGGTAGAGGCTCGGAATGGGTATATGTGTTATCAAATCCATCTTTTAACGGTATGTTGAAAATCGGATATACTAAGAACGCACCTGAGCTTCGTAGTGAGCAGCTATACAAAGGTACCGGAGTACCTACTCCTTTTAAGTTAGAGTTTGCCAAGCAATGTTTAAACGGCGAAATGCTTGAAAGACTGACTCATAAGTACTTAAAAGCAGATAGAGTGAATAATGAACGAGAGTTTTTCTATACAAAACTAGATGACGTAGTAAGGACAATTAATAAACTTCATGCAGATCTTGAAGCTAACGAATGGACTCTATGAAAGAATACTATTCTCCCTCTGACTACAAACAAAACACATGGGAATATGAAGACGAAGCCGAAGAAACTAAAGGATTTGAAGTTCATACCGCTATGGACGAAGCCTACAACGTCTACGAACGAACGTATACTTGGGACCTCGACGAGCCTTTGGAAAGAAAAGCCTTCGAAAAAAGGTTAAAGGAGGATGAAGATTTTGCAGCAGTGTGGGGGCCGAGAGATAAGTAATAAAGACGCGCCGCCGCGCTTTTTCGCGCAGAATTTTACCTTCCCTACCGGTCGGCAAATACCTTCTCTCCCTTATTCAAGCGAATATCTATATAACTTATTAACAACAGTAATAACCTTTAACAGATTTAATTTATCAAG